GAGATTGTTGAGAGTGTGATGGGTGACCGTCCTATCAACCTCAACTCTGGGGCCGACATGACACGGGTAATTTATTCCCGTGAATTGATCAGCCGAGAAGCTCATCAGCAGACGTTTAACATCGGCACGAATGAAGCAGGTAAGTCGCTCCGTCCGCCGTACATGAGTTCTAGTCAATTTATAGACGCAGTCAGAGTCACAACAAGGATTGTTCATAAGACTACTGCAATACAATGCCCTGACTGTAGTGGCAAAGGATCAACCCAAAAGTTTAAAGTTAAAACCCAGATTAAACGAGGCAAAAAGTACAGGGTTCAGACTGATGAACCGTACAAGAACCGCACTAAATGCAAGACCTGTGTTGGCATAGGGGCCATCTACCAAAGCACTGGGGTGGCTGCGGGTCTTAGAATGTCTCCCAGCAGTCCGTATGATGCGTCTATCAACGGCTTCAAGACTGACAAGGAAACTATCAAGGGACTTATACTTCAGGCAGAACGCAAGAAGAATGATGTTGCTGTAGAGTTCCTTACTAAAATCAGTCGGCTAAATGCACTGTCTACGTACTTAGATAGCTTTGTAGCAGGTATCCAAAGAGGTACGCGAAACAGCGGCTTTCTTCATGCAAACTTCAATCAATGCGTGGCCTCGACAGGTCGTCTGTCTTCAGGCGGGGGCATGTCAATCAATTTGCAGAACCAGCCTAAGAGAGGGTTTCCTGTACGCAAGTGTTTCATCAGTAGATTTGAAAACGGTACGTGGATTGAGTCCGACTACTCAGGATTAGAATTTAGAACCGCCTGCGAATTGTCGCGAGATAGCCAAGGACTTGCGGACATACTTGAAGGCAAGGACATCCACAGGCAGACCGCAAGTATTGTTGAGCAAAAGCCTGCTGATCAAGTTACCAAAGATGAGAGGCAACGGGCGAAGGCCCAGACGTTTCTCCCCCTTTTCGGCGGGACAGGAAATGGTCAGCCAGCACACATAAAGGCGTACTTTGATAAGTTCTACGGTATCTACGAAGGTATACACGGTTGGCATCAGTCTCTAATGACTGGAACACTCAAGAATGGAACTGTAGAAACACCTAGTGGACGTCAATACTTCTGGCCCAATGTCGAGAGAACTAAAAACGGCAGGGTTACCCGCGCAACTCAAATTTTAAATTATCCTGTGCAAGGATTTAGTGCTGATTTAGTTCAACTAGCCTGTATTAGGGCGTTTAGGCTGTTTAAACAGGCAAATTTGCGCAGCAAACTGACTTTGACGGTACACGATAGTATTTGTGTAGACACGCATCCAGATGAAATTGAGCAAGTAAAATCTATCCTGACTGAGGCTATGACGGGGGTGGGCGAAGAGGCTGAAGAGCGTTTTGGCTACAAGCTTGTTGTACCTTTAGACATCGAAATTAGTGGCGGACCAAATTGGTTAGAGCAACAGGAATATGCTTGATTACGCCACCTAATTATCGTATAATGAGAGACCATATTGAGGAAACAGTTATGACTGAACTAGTAGTACAAGAAAACGGCTTATCGTTAGCAGAAATCAGCGCACAGTTGGGCGCTGCATCAACATCATCAGGGCCAAGCATCCCTGATTTAAAAATGAATTATGACGGTGAAAACGGACCAATGGGGTCTTTCTTTTTAAAGACCGGCCAAGACCAAGTTTATGCTACGGAAGGCGTTAGGTTTAGGGCTTTTAGTAACCACATCCAATTTCAACACTGGGCTGAAGATAACTCTTTAACCAACAAATCTTTATTGATTAAAAACGAACGCCATGAAGAAGCGCGGGATCAATTGGGAGGTTTGCGTTGTAGCGTACCTACATATGATGAATCTATTTCAATGTCTGTAGAGGAAAAGAAGAAGTTTGAGGGCAGGGACAAGTATAGAGTTGTTCGAGGTCTGATAAATTATACTGGCAAGACATCAGATGGCCGTGAAGTTACAATCGAAAACCAGCCTTGTATTTTAAAAGTTAAACGCAAGAATTACGGTCCATTTTATCATGATGTACTAAACAAACTACCGCAGGGCATGAACCTTTGGGACTTTGATAGTATCCTGTCTAAAGATACGCTTACCAACAGCTACGGCAAAAAGTTTTATGTCATGCGATTTGCTCCACAGTTTGGTAGCCCGATTACAATGGATCAGCTTACTTATGACAGTCTTGCCCACGTCACAAACTTAATTACATCCGAGAATAAAAAAATTAATGAGATGTATCGTGATGCACGGAGTGAGAAGGACGATCAGGAAGAAGCAGTTCGCATCATGGACGCTGTAGATACTCTGTCTGAAGATTATTGATGGGTATTATTCGTGATATGTCCAACGAAATATATCATTCAACGCATGGTATATCTTCCACTGCTGTTAAGACAGTAGCTAAGAAGTCTTGCGCTCACTGGAAGGGTGAAAAACGCAAACAAACTACGGCTTTTTCTATGGGGTCGGCTGTTCATGCCCTCCTTCTAGAAGAAGATCGTGATTTGGTCATTAAAGGCCCAAAGACACGACGTTCTAAGACCTTCGATGAGTTACAGGACAATGCTGGACCTGATCAGGTTGTTTTGACTGAGGTAGAGTACCATGTGGCCCACCGCATGGCTCAGGAAACCTTGAAGAATGAGGTGTGTAAGAAGTCCTTACGTCATAAAGATCGTCAAAACGAAGTATCTATCTTCGCTGAGTGTGAACGTACTGGTTTGGTAGTTAAGACCCGTCCTGATCTCTACATACCCTCAGAGGGCGCAGTATACGATGTGAAGACTACTCAGGATGCTAGTCCCAGTGGCTTTGCTAGTGAGTGCTGGAAGTATTCTTACGACATTCAGGCGGCATTCTATCTGTATGTGTGTAAAATGGCTGGAATAGAGGTGAATACCTTTAAGTTCATCGCAGTGGAGAAATCTGCTCCTTATTCGAGCCACATGCATATCGTAAGTCCGGGTCTTTTGGCTAACGCCACAGAGCGTATGCACAAGACCTTAGCTGTAATTAAGGAAGCTACGGACAAACAAGATTTTAGTACTGGCTGGGGTGATTATTCAATCCTTGAACTCCCCAAGTGGCGATAAAAACCAGTAGTGCTAAAGCGAAGGGCAGACGACATCAGCAGTGGGTTAGGGACAAAATATTAGCTCTCTTTTCCAAGGCTCTCCTCCCAGATGATGTCAGAAGCACTTCTATGGGTGCTGGCGGCGAAGACGTTCAACTTAGTCCCGCCGCCAGACGCCTATTTCCATATTCAATAGAATGTAAATCGTTCAAATCCTTTGCCATTTATAAGGTGATGGATCAGGCGGCTGACAACTGCCCAAAAGGTGCAGAACCCATCGCAATTATTAAAGGGGATCGTATGAAACCCCTAGCCGTAATGGACGCAGAGCATTTCTTCCAGCTAGTGAAAAAGGGCAAGAAATGAAGTTACCGGAAAACACTATTCAGATCACCGTATCCATCGACGAAGACGATGACATAATGGATGTATATCTAGATGAAAATCTATCTGACGATATGTCTGATGAGCAAGCTACCTTCTACCTAGATGTCTTTAATGGCGTGATGGGGAAGCTGCAAACAACTTCCGAAGAATTTAGAACTTTTGGGGCGCTTCTCAGAAAAATATCTTACCTTGAACATGAATTATATGAAGAGGACGGCTTAGTATTCGAGCCAGATGAAGCTCTTTTAGAAGCTCTTAATCTTAAAGAAGACACTAATATTGTTAGCTTTAAAAAGAAGATGCACTGATGGGTGTCGATTACATAAATAAACCACCGCATTATAATGAAGGCCCCATTGAGTGCATCGATGCCATGAAAGCTATGGCTGATGGGGTCTTAAATGTCTCCGCACACGAAGCTTACTGCTGGCAGAATGCCTTCAAGTATCTGTGGCGCTGGCCCTACAAAAATCGAGTTGAAGACCTGAGAAAGTGCCGCTGGTATTTGGACCGATTAATTGAGGAGTTGGAAGAATGATTACACAACACGATTTACGCGATTTTAATGAAATTAAGGATCAAGCACGGGCTACCTCGATGGTTGAAATGGTACGCGATTTTGCCAAGCTTATGGACCAACCTATAGACCAAAAGTGGGCCGAAGACCTTAGTTTAGAAGATTTTAGATGGGGTCTCATTCACGAAGAATATCTCGAAGCTTTTAACGAAAGTTTCGATCTGAATAATCCAGCCAATATGTTTAAAGAATTGTTGGACCTATTGGCAAATACTGTTGGCTACGCCGTAACTTTTGGGTGGGATGTCGAAGAGGGATTTCGCCGTGTTCATCAATCAAACATGAGCAAGCTAGGCTTAGACGGCAAGCCTCTAAAAAACTCTGAGGGTAAAGTCCTCAAGGGTCCAAATTATAAACCCGCAGATTTAACAGACCTTGTAAGGACCAATAATAATGAAAAGTAATTACTTACCTACCGACTACCAAACATTTATTGCTACCAGCCGTTATGCACGTTGGATGGAAGGGGAGGGTCGCCGCGAGACATGGGGGGAAACCGTATCCCGATACATGACTAATATTGTCATGCCTGTGACTGGTGATGACAGCTATATTAAGAGCATTGAGCAGGCTATTTTGTCTCTAGAAGTATGCCCAAGTATGCGATCATTGATGACAGCGGGTCCAGCCGCAGCGCGGGACAATACTTGTATGTATAATT